GACACTCTGGCCGATCGTCTTCGTCATCTCGGCTGCCGTGGAGCGCGCAACTATTTCAGAACTGCCGCCAGGGGCAAACGGCACAACAAATCGTATTGATTTATTCGGCCATTTCTGGGCGAGGGCAGGGGTGGCAATATGGGACAGACCGACCGCACCGGCCAGTCCAAGCAGCTTGCGGCGATCAATAGGGTTGAACAGGCAGGAGGGCAGGTTTTCTTGCATTGCAGTCTTCCGAATGATTAAGTCGAATGGAAGATGCTACACAAGCCAAACTTTCAGATGGCTGTCAATTTCCTGTGCCGCTCTTCATAAATCATGGGTAAAACCCTAGGAAAGTTTATCTTTTATCATATTTCAGCTTTCAAAGTGCTTTCAATTTTCAAAATACCTTGCGCTCAGTGCTTACACCTAATTCACGTGAATGACAGCCACTTGAAAGTTCCACGGAAATAAATTTGCAATGCACAACGCTGTGGGCGTGAAGTGTCTTATCAACGATTGATCATCAGGAGACAAACAATGAGAAAAACCGCAATGACTGGACTGATTGCCATGGGAATTTCGGCTCTGGCTGTAACCGCATGCGGAGGCGCAGGGGAGGGCGCATCCCAACCCACGGAAATACGCACGACATGGTTCGGCATCAGCAACTTCCATTATCAAATCGGCTCCACCGGCATCATTCTGGATGGTGAGGTGGTGAACACCGGCAGCGCGCCGTCGCCATCAGCCGTCACCAAGGTGCTTGGTGCGCTTCGCAAGCGTGGCTCGGTGGACTATTTTCTGGTGGGCCATGAGCATGGTGACCATGCCTTGCAGATTCCAGAGTATGCAAAGCAAACCGGCAAGCCCATATATGCCCCGGCAGCCGTCTGCCAAAAGGTCGTTGCCTATGGCAATCCGGCGGCACAGTGCACGACATTGAAGGGCGGCGAAGTGATATCGCTCAACGAAAATACGACGGTGCGCGTGGTGCGCTGGCTGCACAGCATCGACTGCGGCGAAGTCGGCGCGGGAACGGCGGGAGTGGAAACGTTTGGATTTCTGATCACCACGAAGACACCGGACAAGGTTCTTTCCGTCTATGCATCGGACAGCGGTGCGGGTGGACAGGAATTGTTCTATCCACGCATCGTCAACAAGGGCCTTCCCAATCAGGTGGTCTACGGATCGCCATTCGACAATCTGTCTGCCGCCGTGAAAGATGCCGGAATATCCAGCATCGACCTGTGGCAAGGCGGCCCAGAGTCGAATGTCGTGGCGCAGGCCCGCGTCATCATTCCGGCCTTCAAGGTGAAGTATTTCCAGCCGCATCATCTCGGAACCCGGGCAACGAAGGTGGATGGAAATTCCGTAGGCTTCAGCCTCGAATACGGACTGCATTTTCCCTATCTCGAAACCGAAGTGCCGCGTCTGACGGACTATCTGAAGTCTGCAAACGCGGTTGCCTACAACCCCGTGAACTATTTCGATGCATGGTCTCTGTCCAAGGACGGCTTCAAGTCACAGGACAACGCCGACGTGAAGGCCGTGTATGGACTGCCTGCCACCGGTCCCGGCCCTGGCAAGCAAGGTCCGAACCCCCGGGCTGGCCAGTTGGAGTGCACCGGTGCGTAAGAACTCTTGCCCTCTGTTTTGTTTGATACGATGTATATTATGTTAAATCGCAGATGATGCGGAAAACAGTAGCGCTCATCCCAAGACTGATCAAGCATCTAGCCGCCTACCCTGCGGTTTTTGCATGATGTTCAGATCACCAAGACCCGCGCAACTGCCACACATACACAGCCTGCTGGACAACATCCAAGCATCAGAGATAGAGATAGCCAGACTGCTAGACATATCAGTCCCAACACTCCGCAAATACAAGGCCAAAGGGCAAGCACCGCGAACCGTGATGCTTGCCCTTTTTTGGGAGTCAACGTGGGGCTTGCGAACTGCCGACGTAACAGCCGCGAATCATGCAGCACAGTACTTTGCACTAGCACAGAGCCTCAGGCGTGAAAATGATCGGCTTGTCAAGCAATTGCTGACCATGGAGCAAGAGATTTGCGGCTCGTACGGGGCTGCAAACGGTCCAATTTTCCGGCTAACTACCGGAGGTAGCGCCACACTGCCGCACATATCACAGCGACAGCGAGGCTAATCAGGAGCTTGCCAACGAAACCAAATTCATTTGGCGGTAGATGCTCAGGCCCCGATTCAACACGATCCGTGATCACCTTCTTGGTGTATGTCGAATTGCGCGCGTTGTAGCGCATGCCGTTCTTGCGGGCGTAGTCATCTCTGAAGTAATCCCTGTCTTCAATGCCCATCTTTATCACCCTCTCCTTTCGCTCTCAAGTGTAGCCAGCAGAGTAAACGCGGCACGCAGCCACTTGTCGTAGGCATGAGAATTGGCAAGCAAATAAATTTACTACCATAAAACAGGGATCTGACTTTTTATATACCTGATCCGCTTCGCGGGTTGTTCTTTAGGGCGCGAAAGTTGGACTGTGTTATGCGAGATTCAGGGGGCGCGGCAATGACTGCGCATACGCGGCCGCAACGACACGACAGATGCAGACCCAGGACGCGCCGGAAGCCCACGCAGGCGCGCTAGGGGCGCCCTACCCCATGACGCCGGGTACGTCGCGCGACAAAACGCCTCCATGGGGCTATGCCCCATACCCCAAGAACTATCCTCCGGCTGCAGAAGCAATTGCAGGGACTGGCGATCCTACGACAGGATCAGCGACACCCTGCGCGGCGTCAGCGATGTAGGGGTTAAAAGGCTTGTGTTTTTTCCAGAACTCGCAAGCATCACTAGATACATCAAGCAATAACTCATTGCCGTGATAACACTTGCATACATCGTTTATGCACATAGCACCAGTGATGTACGGGACACGCTGCACTTGCCGATGCTCATCAAATGCAGGCGCCGTCCACGGGCGATCACTCAAACGCGGGAAAAAGTCGACACGCTCATCAACAAGCCTAGGCGCCGCAGCCTGCACCGGAGCCACCCCGCCAGATGGCGCGCCAGGTGCTTTTTGATCGGCTGTGCCTGGTTGTTTTTTCTGGGGCTCAGGCGCAGCCTGTTCACCCAAAGTCCGCTGCTTGATACGCGTGTAAACAGTGGGCCCCAGTACGGCCATAGCCAAGAGCCCGATGAGCAGGAACCACAGCAAGCCCGGCACCCTGCGGGGTACTTTTGTATGTAGCTCAGAACTTTTGTAGAGCTTGAATACCTTGCTGCTGTATCGCCAAGGATGCTTGACCATGCTTTTGCTGTACAGCAAGCCGCGACTAACGTGGTCCCATTCGTATACGGTAGCCAGCGGCATATTTGCAATTCGCCGGACATGCAAATGTCTACCCGCTAGCGCATGAATATGCCTGTCGAAATTGAGGACGTTTTGCGTAATCAAGATGAAATCAACGCCCAAGTGTCTATGGGTGTCGAGTGTTTGCACATCCTCGGGGATCTTGCTTCCATTGGGACGAGGGGGCCAAACCTTTTGCACCTCATCAAAAACAATGAGAGCACCCGGCTTCGCCCATTTATACCAGTCTCGCAGCCCCTGATTTTCACCACCATCTATTAACTCATGGTCAATTTGCAGACCATTGATATTCGTGTAAATGGTGCGCTCATGCTCGATCTCATTACCGTCCGCATCGCGCCCCTTCACCGTCTTGCCAACGACGGGCAAGAGCAGCTTTTCAATAGCGTAGAGAGTTTTTCCGGCGCCAGGGGTGCCAGTAATGACGGTAATCATCCCGGGTTAACTCCTAAAATCTTTGTGGCACTCTGAATTTTCCAAAGCATCAATCTCAACATAATTGCGGCCACAATCATTGATATTGCCTTGCCACCACCCGCAAGTAGAAAGACATTGAGCATATCGACTGGCAGGCCACCGACCATGCTGGTAAGCATGTCGCGGGCTTTGTTGATGGCGATATCAAAGCCCACGATAGTGACAAGCGAGAATCCAAGCAGGGCAAAGATTTTCGCAATCAGCGGCTGCAGAAGAGAGACTATCCAGGTGCCTATTTTCATTCTTTGGTCCCTCCGCTAACAATCATTAACGCAGTGAATGCGCCAAGCACCAGAATTACAGGCTTGAGATATTTAACGATGTAATAGCAGGACTGATCCCAGTTCCAAACCTGCAAATACTGGTGCCCGACTGTGGCATAAACATTGGCGGGGCAGGAGCCGCCTCCGAAAAGATCAGTATCAGATAACTCAACAGACCGCTGCGCCTTTGGTATCTCGCCGCCTGGGGTATCCAATTCTGGTTTAGCACAAGCAAGGATATCGGGGTACATGTCACAAAGACCCGGCTTATCATCGCTTGGCTTATCGCCCGGATTATCACCCCCGTCAGTTACAGGTTTAGTCGGATCAGGGCTAGATGTCGGCCTATCAACGGGCTGCACATCGACACGCCATGGATCATCAGGAGTCGGCGCGGGAACAACACGCACCCCCGGCTGCTTGTAAGGCTGATTGTCAGGCCCTGGCGCGGCCGTAGGGTCGTAGCTCGGATTAGGGACTGGGTTCCCCGTAGGAATAAAGAGAGGCTGAGATTTATTCGACGGAGAGGGGTTAATGATTGGAGAGTCTACAGGCCAGCTAAGCGGGATAGCTTCCGGCAATTTCTCTGGCAATGGCTCAGTCTCAAGTGCTTCTTTAACCTTTGGCTCATATGGAACAACCTTCACTTCAACCACTTCCTCTCCGACACGAGAGACAGAGCCAGCAACCTGACCAGGACCATAATAGCAGTAAGCCAAGCTTGGATTACTGGGTACAATTTCAGCATGGACATTAGTCAATCTTGCATTGCATGCAGCGTCAGGCGTTGGATATTCCCCATATCCCCATGTGTCTCGCCAATATCCATTCAGAATTCTCCTCTTCTGAAGCCATTTATTTCCATCCCACTCATATTCCGTTTTTTGCCACCACTCAATTGCAACAGGCAATAGAAGAGCCGCCGCAACAGATAACCCCCCCGTCAGGGCAGCACTACCCCCGATAGCCAAAGCAGCTCCGATGCGCCCAGCCAAAAATTTAGAGCCACCATTAGCAATCTGCATTGAAACAGGCACCGGCACAGAACGCCCATTAACAGACAAAGATGCAAGCGCAGATATACGACTAGAACTAATTGTCGCGCCGGCAGCACTGCCAACCGGCTTACTCAGTAGCATATTGAACTCACTACTTGCCCCCGCAGCCCCGGCACTCCAGCCGACAGGGGGAGTTAATTGCGTGTAGGCGGCATTGCTTAGCGGAATGTAAGATAAAGCAGCAAGGATAATCCCAGCGCAAATACAATTTCTACGGAGCTTGGCATATTTAATCATTGTGAGAATCTGTTGAAAACAGCTTTAGCAAAAGCCGCGCACATGTGATAACTACCGCAGCCCCAAAAAACAATAGCGTCAATTCGGAAATTGACGCTATGTTTTCCTCATTCGGGGGTGCGGGCGTTACCTGAACAACAATACTTTGCTGATCAGCCATGCCCGCACTCCATCAACGCCAGCCCAGCTTGCTGGCCAGCTTCATGAGACCCCAGATCACAACACCGGCGGCCATGATCAGACCGATAGCCGTTGTGGCATCCGTCTGATATTCGGTGATGGCGCCGGAGACAGCAGTGGACAGAGCAGCGTGAGCCGAGCCCATGGCCAGGACGACCAAGGCGGGAGCAGCGACGACACGGGCGCCGTATTTGCGAGCAATGAAACGGGTTTTTTCGAACATATGATTTCCCTTCAAAAATTGAATAAAGGTACGCAACGCGCACCAGAAAGCACCACAAGACGCCGCTTGCTTTCTGCTGCACTCTGTATATCAATCCCGACCACAAGATTCAGCGTCTGCGCCGCTCCCGCAAGCTAAAGCTTGCGCGGCGTCTTGCCGCTGCCGAAAACAGACTAGATCCAGCAAAATGGCCCATTTGCTTCGATGCGTCTTGGCGTATGCCTGATGCGCACAAAGCGTGAAAAACCGCCGCCCGTTGGTGCGAATTCAGGCAAGAGAAGCTCACCGGTCTCAGCATTGACGTAGCCGCCGCCCTTTGCAGGTCGAAAGCGGTCGGTGATCGCAGCATTGCCCTGCACATACGCAGGCCAAAGCACCCAGCGACGGCAACCACGGCCAGACTCATCCAGGCCCCCTGCCCCATGAATTCGTGCTCCATGCGGGAACCCCCCTTGAATCTTCGAAACGTCCTTCGTTGCGTACTTCATCAAGTACGCGACCGGCGCATAGGCCTCGACGCGGTTGGACATGCCATGGCCCCACATAGGCGCTTGCCAGACACCACGTGCGCGCCATGCGCGGTCAGGCTTCGGGGGTGTTAGACCGGCATCCAGCCAAACCACTACGTGGTAATGGATCACGCCGCGCCGCTGCAACTCAGCGACCCATGCGTAGCGCACTTTCTTCTCGCCCGTGCGGCTGTAGTGCCACTTGCGCAGACCGTCAAGAAAGCGGCTGATGTGCTCCGGGCGCCAGTCGCGGTTTGTTCCCGCATAGGTCAGCGTGAGCATCCAGACACGCTGATTTTTTGGACCCTGGTTGTGTAGGCACTTGGCCGACACGCCCAGCGCTTTGCGCATGCGTGTCAGGCGGGTTTTTTGGTGGTCGATTTCGATGGTGTTTTCAGCGTAGAAATCGACAACCGAAACACCCTTGCAAGTTGTTGATAGTGAGACAAGCCCGGCGCTTCGCGCCTTCTCGCCCTGCGCATCGGCCAGGGCCTGAGCAGCGGCCACAGAACGGGCGCGCCACGCTTCCACGGCCCCACCCATGCGGGCGGACTGCTGCCACGGCTGGAAGGCCGCGTGGACGTCCTCGTCGAAGCAGAATTCGCTCATATCACGACCAATCGGCCAAGGCCTGAACAAGCACAAAGAACGCCCAGATCTGCAGAACCGCGAGGCCGAAGATCACAAAGCTTCGGGCGCACCTCATGCCCAGCACCCCACTTCAATGATGAAAGCCGCCCAGGAGCGCAGGCGCCAATGCAGGTCATAGACCCGGCGATCAAAGTCCGGTGGCAGGCGCCGTGCGCGCTCGAAATACTCCAGGTCGAGCAGCCCTTGCTTGAGCGCGAAGAGGTGCCGCGCCATGTCGCTGGGACCATCGGCGCGGTACACAGGCAGCAGGCGCACTGCGGCAGTCATCAGAAGCCCTGCCCGCCCAGCGGCACGTCCCCAGCCCAATAGCTGGCGTCCGTGTACACAACACCGTCATCACCAATCGTCAGCGAGACCGTGACGCGATCCGCCTTGGCAGCGGACTGGTGAGAGTTGAAGCAAAAAAGGAGCGCCAGGAGCGCCCCTTCTGCCATGGCTTCGCGTGCAGCGTTGTCCATGGTCACCCCCTCAACCAGCGGCCTGCGCCTTGGGGGTCATCTTGACCAGCCGAGGCTGGAGCGCCAGATCGCCATTGCGCGTCACATAGAACGAGCGGGGATCGAGCGTGTATTCCCCGACCGGGTAGTACAGAGCGGCGCCATCCTCGTTTTTCTCGAGGATGATTTCGGTCTTTTCCGGGTAGGGATTGGGCTTGCCGTTCCGGTCAAACGTGTGCACGTAGACGGTCTGGAAGTTCAGGTCATAAGGCTTGCCCGAGGCCTTGGCGTTGCCGCGTTGGTTGCGGACATCGGTCGACTTCACCGAGATTTGGATCATTTGAGCTCCGATTGGGTTGTGCTCACACAACGTGTACAAGCGGAGCGGAAGTTATCACGTACTCGTTACGTGTACAAGCCAAGTATTAACATGTACACGTCGCGAGTACGCAACAAGATCAGGACAAGCTATGCAAACCACAATGGAACTGCTGGAAAGAGCACTCGAAAAAGAGTCCGCAGGAGCTTGGGCCAAGCGCCTAAATCTCTCCAGAAACGCCCTCAACTCCGCCAAGCAGCGGGGCAACCTGAGCCCATCCATCGCGGGCGCGCTGGCCGAGGAACTAGGGGAAGATGCTCAAAAATGGATGGTCATCGCCGCCCTGGAAGGCGAGCGGGAGAGCGCGTGCAAGTCGCGCATGGTGCGCAAATTTTTGGTGGGCGGCGCCCTCGCCCTGGGCGCAATCGGAACGGCTGCAGCGGCCAGTTCTGTATATTATGTTAAATCACAAACGCAGATAACAGCCTGAGAACCAAGGCAAGGCACTCCTCCAGTGCCTTGCCTGCTTCGTTTTCAGCTGTTCAAGACGGTTTCCAGGCCTTCAAGCTCCTGCTTCAGCAAAAGCGCGGTTTCCTGTGGCTCGAACTGGCGCTGCAGCAGCGGGATGGTGAAGACGTAGCTTGCATCGTGCACGCCGTGCGTTTCATCGCGGCGCAGGACGTAGGCCAGTTGCAGGCGCGCCAGGGACCGGCGCAAGGCCTGGGCCTGGCCGGTGGCGCCGTGGGACTGGACCAGGGCGTCGAGTGCGGTCAGGCTGGTATGTCCTTGCTGGGCCGTGTGATAGACGGCGATGCGGTCCAGGCGGCAGGCCTGTTCGTCGGTGCTCAAGCGGCCCCATCCCACCAGCGCGTCCTGCACGGGCTGGGATGCCATGGCCTGGCGCAGGTGGCGTTCTTCGATGACGCGTTCGTCGGGTCCCAGGGCCTCCAGGCATTCCTGGCAGAGGATGGCGACCAGGTTGGCGCGCCTGCCGCTGGCCTCTATCAGCCGCTCGGCCAGAGTGTC